CATAAGTTTATCTCATAATATGTATGAATTATATCATCTTACGAAAGACTTGACAAGTTCTCAAATACAAGTAGAATAACTTTGTGGAGTTTGATAGGAAGGCTTTAGGAACTTTGATTCTTCTTATATAACTTCTCTAGCAATTCTTTAGTATCACTAACTTTACCAAGATATCCCATCTTTCTACTTATTGGTGATCCATTTGTTTTTCTATCTTCTGAACTACGACAAAACTGTTGATACATCATTATCATTTCTATATCAGAAGACTCACTCATCGTCAAAACATCATCTAATTTGATAATGAACATATCTTCTGTAGTTGTCTTCAACCAAGGTTCTAGTTTATATCCAACAATACCCATTCTACCTTTCACTTCAGAAATGATAACTGGATTGGATACCAGAAGCATTGTTCTATCTGATTCTTCAGATGCAGCAACCTTAGCAAATATTTCTTCACCTGATTTTAGTTTTAGTGTTGCGTAAAAATCGTCTTCTATCATTTTTTTAATTGAATAGTGATTATCTCATAATTAAAATTCTCTTCATTGTAAATCTTGATTCTTTCTATAAAATGATTTAGCGTATAGTTTCTTCTAGATTTTGTTGAACAGTCATCAGCAATATCATATAAAGTTGCTTTTACTTTGTCTTTTCCTTTTCTAAGAACTCGTCCAATGCTTTGAAGATTTCTAATTCTTGATTTACTAGGTGAGGCGAAGATAACGTTATGGAGATTTTTAATGTTGATACCAGTAGAAAAAGTTCCATAAGAGGCAACGATGATAGCATTGTTTTCTCTTTCTGTGATTTCTCTTACCCTCTCTCTTTGTTCTGCGTCTATACCACCATGTATAAAAAATACCTTGCGGTTATCACCCTTGTTGTTATTTATCTGATCATAGAGAACCTGTCCATGTGCTTCGACTCTGCTGAAAAGCACAAGTGTGTTACCTTTAAGATCTAAGGTTAGATTCTTGATAAAATTATTTCTTTGAGTATGTGATATCAGATATTCAATTTCATCATTGTATACTTCAAAAGTTTGTGGTGGATGTTTTAGGACAAGACACTGAATATCAAGTTGTGATAAGTGACCTTGCCTCATCAACTCATCAGTTCTTGTCACCTTGTATGATGGACCAAAGAGACCCTCTAGCACCCACTTATGCGTCTGTGTGCCGTCAAGTGTACCTGTGAAACCAAAACGATACTTGGCATGATGAAGTTTGGTCATGATCTGAATAAGAGACTTTGACTTGAATAGGTGAGCCTCATCACCGATTACAACATCAAATCTTTCAAACCAACTTCTTTCTAACTTATAGATAGATTGCCATGTGGTAATGACAATTGGACGATCATCATACTTCTCCCTCCCACTATAGATCTTATGACAATAATTCTCAGCGTCTAACCCATATTCCTCAAAGTCCTTATACATCTGCTCTACCAGACTGGTCGTGGGAACAACTACCAGAATATTTTTCCCTTGCCCAACGTAATATCTTGCTAATGAATAAATCATCAGAGATTTTCCTGACGCAGTGGGAGATATCAGCAGTCTTCGGTTGTGTTTTAGAGCATCGTATACTCCCTCGACTTGGTATTGTCGTGGCGCGTAAGCCGAGATCGATTTAATATAATCTTTTACACCTGATAAAGAAATATATTCGTTCTCCTCATAAGGAGTGCCGTAGAATTTATTGTCTTCAAACTTATAACTATATCCATAGTTCTTACAGAACTGAACAATCTTATCTAACAGTCCGACGTAGATTTGTTTGGAACGCATATCAAAGAGATGAATCTCTCCGTTCCAGTTTCTACCACGATACTGTGGCATAAATTTTGCATTAGGAACCTCGAACTTAAAGTGATCTCTAAGTTCATATTCTATGTGAGGTTCAGTATCTATTTTTAGAAATACTTCGTTGGATTTGGAAATAACAAGATTCGCTGTCGTGTCAATCACAAATGTCCATACATCTGTGAATATTTATCACTCCATCTTAAACTTATATTCTAATATAATTCTATACACAAAGTCTTTCAAATAGAACAATCTTTCTTGTTCTTGTGGGTGACCACCAGGCCAAGTTTCCAACATTTTATCCATCGAACGATATATCAAATGAACATCGTTGATGTCAAGTTGCAACTCTACATATGGTAGGTTTTCATCAAAGTCTTCTGACTCTAGTGTAAAGTCATCCATCATCCCAATCCAGAATTGAATCTCATGAACTCTATTGCGTTTTTGATTTGATAAGTTCTATTAGTTATCTGTTTAAGTATACTCTCAATGTAAACTAACATTGTATCGTAGTAATCAATTTTCAAACACACTGTAGACAATTTTTCGTCAGCGTCAAGATACTTTGTCATTGTATCTTTATCTCTAACTTTTTTAGGAAAGGGATTTTGAATATACACATCAGGATCTGCTTTACCTGAATAGTATTCGTACCTTTCGTGTCTAATATTTTTTCTTTGTTGTTCTGCTTTCTTTCTTAGTAGAAATATGGTATTATATAATTCAAAGTATTTTGCGTGAAGAGATGGAATATTCAAAGACTCTTCGTGTAAATTGTCTCTGTCGATTTTTGAATCCTTTTCCCACATACCTTGAATTGCTTCAAGATCAAGGCTCATAGTTTTTTGCCAGACAAATCAGTGATATTGTAGATAGTATACTTGAAAGACACCTCTGCTGTAAAGTACTGTATATCAGCATTGGTAGCATCGAAATTTAGAGTTGTCAAGTTGTATGGCCAAAGATCGCTAAACTTGACTAGAAAATTTGGATTTTGTGAACTCGTTAATACAGTCAGTGTTCCATCTGAAAAGATGTTTCTAAACGTTCCTGGATCTGCATCGACAAATTCTTTTTTCTTTTGTAGATCTTGTATTTCTTTCAGACTCTCTGGAAATCCAATACCTCTCAACCAGTTTTGAATCTCCAAATAATTTTTTAGATCTTCATCTACGATAAATCGTAAAGTAAAATCATCAAATAAAATTTTATCTCCAGGTAAATCAATATCCTTGAGATAAGTTGGTTGTACAGCAGTGCCAAGCGTCATCCCAGGGATCATCGCAAAGTTGCTGAAAAATGCAACCTTGGGCGCTTTATTCAATACAAACTTAAATCCAGTTGGAGATAAAAAATTTCTATTCTCTATCTGCCTTTGAAATATATTTGAAGTTGACATTATTCAGATACTACGCTTGCTCCTGACCATCCGCCATTCTTTCCATCAGGATTGACCATCAGACCAGTTGCATCTGACTCTTTAGCAAATTGCTGTCTCTCAGAAAAATCATCACACCAACGTCTGTTTCCAGCATAGTATAATGTAACTGAAGAGTCTAAAATGCTTTGTTTCTTAATATGATAAGGCATTTTTTTATTAGAACTTTTTACTATTTATTGGCATAAAAAAAGGAGACCCGAAGGTCTCCCAGAAGTTTGTGAATATGAATCACATGAGGTTCTTGACTTGAACTCTTCTGTAGTAGCGGTTCTCGTTGACCTTGAGACGACCCAGACCTTGGGTGGTTCCTTCTGCGAATGGGTTGGCAACCAGACCATAGCGGGTCTTGAAGCCAATCTTGGGCTGGAAGGAGTTCTCTCCAACGGCACGAACCATCTGGAGGGGAACATAAGGGCAATAGAACAGACCAGCGTCATAAGGATTGGTTCCCTTATAACCAACAACGTAGTATTGTTGTGCTGCCTGGTTTGCAGAATAAGGATCGATGTATACACGATACTTACCTTGCAGAACACCAGCGAAGGTGTTACCGGTGTCATCA